ATAAATTGATTTTTTCTTCAGATAGGGATTTAACCCAACTTATTTCGGAAAATGTATCAATATATTCACCTTCACTTAAATCAACATTTAAACACGGGGATAAGATTAAATTTGATGATTTTGAATTCCCTCATTATAATGTTAAAACTTTAAAAATATTGACAGGTGATAAATCTGATAATATTGAAGGCATCTATCTTTTGGGTGAAAAAACTTTAGTAAAATTTTTTCCCGAGATACTTGAAAAAGAAGTTTCTTATACCGATATTTTGACAAAGGCTGAAGGTTTATTAAAGGAACAGAAAGATAACCAAACTTTAAAAAATCTTTTAACAGGTAAAACAAAATCAGGTATATTTGAAAACGAATTTTTCCAAGTTAATGAACAAATTGTTGATTTATCAAACCCTCTCCTCACCGATGAGGACAAAAAAGAAATTACCGAAATTGTTAATGAAACATTAGAACAAGAAGGTAGAAGTTACAGAAACATTATCAAGTATATGGTTGAAGATGGATTATTTAAGTATCTACCAAAAAGTGATGATGCTTGGACATACTTCCTTAAACCATTTATGAAATTAACCAGAAAAGAAAAAAACAAACCAAAAAACAAATAAAAAATGAATCAAAATGAAATGACAAAAATGGAGTTTTTATTAACTCTAAATGAAAACATCGTTGTACAGCGATTTTACAACGTTCGCGGGTTTAACCCCAAGTCAAAAAATTCTATGGATGTATACTATGAACTTTTTGACTTTTCAGAAGACCTTAAAAGATATTTGAAAATCAGGTCTGTGGACTATTTGCTTGAGAACGAATTTCAGATTGCAGAAGACCCACAAGTGATGGAAACTTCTTTTACTGACGGACCTGAAAACTTTAATATCTATGTTAAAATTGATGGGGAAGTTATTCACCACAGACAATTTGATGCTAAAATTTACCCACCAAAAGTAAGGTACACTGTGGATGTTAGGTTCCTATTGAAAGATTTGTTAAGAAATTTAACTGAAGTTTTTTCATCAAAAAATTTAACTTTAGATTATATGGGTGTTCGCTTGGCTCGCTAATATTTATCAAAAAACCAACAGACACTTATGAGTACAGACAAGAATTTTGATTATTTAGGACAAACATTTCAGTTACAATTACTGAATCAAATCATCACAGATAAGGACTTCGCACATTCAATTGTGGAGGTAGTGGAGAATAGTTATTTTGAAAACAAGTATTATAAAATCATTATCCAAATGATTAAAGAATACTACTCAAAGTACGAAGCTAGTCCTAATTTTGAAACTCTGTCTCAAATTGCAAAAAGTGAAATTTCACAAGAATTAGCAAGAAAAATTGTATTGGACACAATAGGTGAGATTAAAATCGCACCTGATGAAGGTAAAACATTTGTCCAAGAAAAAGCATTAAAATTCTGTAAACAACAAGAGTTACAGAAGGTAATGGGTAAAGCTCAAAAAATTATTGATTCAGGTGAGTTTGAAAACTACGACCAACTTGAAGAAATGGTAAGAGGGGCTTTACAAGTGGGAGAAGTTGATAGGGGGACTGGGGATGTGTTTGAAAATCTTGATGATGTATTATCTGACGATTACAGACACCCAATCCCGATGGGGATACCAGGAATTGACAACCTACTTAAAGGTGGATTGGCGAAGGGTGAAATCGGTGTGATATTGGCACCAACAGGTGTAGGTAAGACAACCGTAACATCTAAAATTGCCAATCACGCTTTCAATATGGGATTTAATGTTCTTCAGATTTTTTTTGAAGATAACCCCAAGATTATCCAAAGAAAGCACTTCACTATGTGGACAGGAATTGCACCTGACAGATTGGGAGAACATAAAGAAGAGGTATTGGAGAAAGTGAAGGAAATTAAGGATAAGATGGAAAACAAACTTATCCTTAAAAAACTTCCATCTGATACTTTAACAATGAATCAAATTAAGAATCAATTAAGAAAAATGATTGCTGATGGAATTAATATTGATGTGGTTATTTTAGATTATATTGATTGTGTAACTCCTGAAAAATCTTTGGAAGACGAATGGAAAAGTGAGGGTTCGGTTATGAGAGCATTTGAAGCGATGTGTCACGAATTACATATTGCAGGATGGACGGCAACACAAGGTAATAGAAGCTCAATCTCGTCAGAGGTTGTTACTACCGACCAAATGGGTGGGTCAATTAAGAAGGCTCAAGTTGGTCACGTTATTATCACAATTGCTAAAACTTTACAACAAAAAGAATTAAATTTGGCAACAATTGCAATTACAAAATCACGTATTGGTAAAGACGGGATTGTTTTTGAGAATTGTAAATTTAATAATGAGTTAATGGAAATTGACACTGAAAGTTCTGTTACTTTCTTGGGATTAGAAGAAAACAGAGAGCAGCAAAAAAAGGACAGAATTAAGGAAGTTATGGAGAAAAGAAAACAACAACAAGTATAATTATTAAAACAGATTAAATAATATTTTATGGAAAAAATTTTAAAAGAAAACCCAAACAGATTTGTAATATTCCCAATACAATACAATGATATATGGGAATATTACAAAATGCACCAAGCCGCGTTTTGGACAGCAGAAGAAGTGGATTTATCAAATGACATTAGAGATTGGGAGAATTTGTCAGAAAATGAACAATATTTTATTAAAAATGTATTGTCATTTTTTGCGGCTTCTGATGGTATTGTTAATGAGAATTTAGCGGAGAATTTTTATAGAGAAGTTCAATACCCTGAAGCAAAATTCTTCTATGGTATGCAACTTGCAATGGAAAATATTCACTCATTGATGTATTCGTTATTGATTGACACTTACATTTCAAATGAGGAAGAAAAGAACAAATGTTTCACCGCACTAGATAACCTACCCGCAGTTCAAAAGAAGGCTAAATGGGCTTTAGATTGGATTGAAAATGCGTCATTCCAAGAAAGATTGGTAGCATTTGCTGCAGTTGAAGGTATTTTCTTTTCTGGGTCATTCTGTTCAATTTTTTGGTTGAAATCTCGTGGAATTATGCAAGGATTGTGTAATGCAAACTCTTTGATTTTTAAGGATGAAAACTTACATTGTGATTTTGCGATTCACTTGTTAAATAATCACGTTGAAAACAAACCAAGTGAAAAAAGAATTAAAGAAATTCTTTTGTCGGCTTTGGAAATTGAAAAAGAATTTATTACCGAATCATTACCTGTTTCATTGATTGGAATGAACCAAAATTTAATGAAACAATATTTGGAATTTGTGGTTGATGGATTGCTTGTTAAATTTGGATGTAAGAAACAATTTAATGTAGAACAACCATTTAAATTTATGGAGCAAATTGCCGTTGAAACAAAAGGTAATTTCTTTGAGTCAAGAACAGTTGAATATCAAAAAGCAAAATTAAATGAGTCCCTCTCATTTACTGATGACTTTTAATTTACTATCTTTTTAAACTATGATGTCATTAAGAATTAAAAAACGTAGTGGTGAAGATGCGTCTTTTAACCCACAAAAAATTTACAACAGAATTAAAAGAGCGGCCAAAGGATTGACCGTAAATTCTGATGAAATCTTTATTAAAGTAATAACTTCAGTACCAACTGAAGGTATTATTACAACCAAAGATTTAGACAAACTAATTTATGAAATTGCTGCGGCGTTTACGGGAAGTCATCACGACTATTCCCGATTGGCTTCATCAGTTGCTATTTCATCATATCATAAAGAAACCGACCCAAGTTTTTCAAATACTATGCATATGTTGCATGTTGATGGTATTATTAACGATAAGTTAATGGAAACTATTGAAGAATATGGTCCTAGTAACATTGATGATGTGATAAATCACGATAATGATTATAACTTTGATTATTTTGCTTGGCGTTCATTACAAGAAATGTATCTTTTGAAATTACCAACAGGTAAAACTGTAGAAAGACCACAACATATGTATATGCGTGTTGCTTTATGGGTTACAAAATCATTTGAGGAAGCGGTTGAATATTACAAGTCATTGTCAACACAACTTATATCTCCGGCAACACCAATTATGATTAATGCTGGTACTAAAACTCCACAACTTGCATCTTGTGTATTAAAGTATAACGATGCGGATTCACGTGAAGGTCTTTTGGATACAATGAGAGACATTTCAACTTATTCTTCAGACGCTGCGGGTATTGGACTTTGTATGTCAAACATCCGTAGTAAGGAGAGTCGTATTAATTCTTCGGGTGGGTATGCTGGTGGATTGTTAAAGTATTTGAAGATTGTGAACGAGTCACTTCGTTTCTTTAACCAACAAGGAAGAAGACCTGGCTCTGCGGCAATTTATTTGGAACCTTGGCATAAAGATATCTTTGATTTATTGGATATTAAAAAAAATACAGGTGCTGAAGAATTGAGAGCAAGAGATTTATTCACGGCTCTTTGGATACCTGATAACTTTATGAGGGCGGTTAAAAACAACGACGATTGGTATTTGTTCTGTCCTAACGATATTAAAAAGAATGGGATTAAACCATTACAGGAATGTTATAGTGATGAGTATGAAACAAACTATAATAAGGCAGTTGAATTAGGTATTGGTAAAAAAGTTAAAGCTCAAGAAATTTGGAATAAGATTATTGAGTCCCAAATTGAGACGGGTGTTCCATACCTATGTTCTAAAGACAATGCTAATAAAAAGACTAATCACCAAAACATTGGGGTAATTAAACAATCAAATCTTTGTAACGAGATTTACCAATACACCGATGAAGACACTACCGCAATTTGTACTTTGTCATCTATGGTGTTGAAAAACTTTGTTAAGGATGGTGAATTTAACCACAAACTTCTATACGAAGAAACTCGTAAAGTAGTAAGAGCGTTGAACAAGGTTATTGATATAAACAACTACTCAACTGAAAAAGGTAGAATTGGAGGACTTGCTCAAAGGGCAATCGCAATTGGTACACAAGGACTTGCTGACGTATTCTATTTGATGGATTATATTTTTACATCAGATGAGGCTCGTAAGTTAAATAAGGAAATTTTTGAAACAATTTATTTTGCAGCAGTCACTGAAAG